AGAATTGTTGATAACCTGTGTCACCGTTGGTAATACCGGCTGCCTGTCCCGGAGCACCTGAGATAAATCCATTAATAATTGTAGAGCCATCTGGTAATGTTAAATTACCAGCTACACCAAAGTTCCAAGTATTACCAACTTCAGTACTAGTATTGCCTACAAATAAGTTTAATCCGTTTCCTACAGCATCATCAACTGCTATAATGCCACTTGGTGGCATTATTAATCTACCTACAGTGTCACTATCAAATAAGAATGTATGACCTTTGGATTTGATATAAACGTTTCCACCAGCATCTAAGGTAAGATCATCAGATAAAGGACTAATAGTTGAATTAGCCGGTACAGTTAAATTACCGGTACTGTCAAAAATCCAACTATAACTGTTGATATTGACTTCTAAATTACCATTTGGGTTCTCTATGTTAGCATAACTGGTATCATTAAAAATTTTATTAGTATTAATATCAGTAAGTTGTGACCCGTTACCTATAAAATAACTAGCGTTGACATTTCCTGCTAGATTGGCATTGCTGCCATCAAAAATAAAATTAGCAGAACCATAAAAGTTCCCATCGCCGTTATTAATTTGTACTGCATTTACTGGACCGCCTGGTTGACCATTACCAACAGGTCCGTTAATTAGAAATCCACCGGGGGTATTGCCATCACTATAATAGAATGCATTTAAGTCAGGGTTCCACCAAATACGGCCTTCTTGACCTACAAAATTTGCTGCATTAGCAGTAGCTTCCTGTACATTGCCGTCTACGAAGTTATCACGGCTAGTAAATAGTTTCTGAATAAAAACTGTATTGTTGGTGTTACCATTACTCATAGTAACTCCTTAAACGTCTAAAGGTTCGTCATCGCCTAATGCATCCAGTACTACTGGATTAAGCCCAGCATTCTTTTTTATAAGCTCTAGTTCATCATATGAATGAGACTTTGGATCTTGTTCATCACACTCCTCATCATCATATACGCTTTCAACACCAGTGGCTTTCTTTAATAATTCTATTTTCAGTTGCAATGGAGGAATCATAATATCATCAGGTTGATGTGCTAAATCATCATCACAACCATAATCATCAGCCATTTCAACTTCAGGCTCTTGAGGCATTATTCTAGGTGATAATCTACCAGGGGCACCAATTGGTCTTTCTGATTGCTGTTTTGCATCAATCATGTCGGCTAAGTTACGTAATATCTCACTAGGTTTCATATTGTATTCCTTTATGTAATTTTACGGCTAGCCATAAAAATACTCTCATATAGAGAGTATTTATCGTTTTATTTTATGTCTAGAGGCCTAGCTTTAGTGGCCAATATGCAAAAAAACCTTTCTTTAACAGGAGTAGTTTCACCTTCATCATTGGGAATTTCTAAATTAAACTCTAATATATTAAAGGTATCAACATTGAATCCAGTACGATCAAGCAATGCTGATAGCTGAGCAGCACCAAAAATACTATAATGGTTCAAATTATATTCGTGTTTTCTCTCACAGTCAGGAGCAGGTACTTCAATATAAATCTTACTATTTTGTTTTAGAACCCTGTTATATTCCATTAAACTGAATATTGGATATGGGCTATGCTCTAGTGCATGTCTAAGAAATATAAAATCTACGCTTTCATCATAATAACCCTGTTCTTGTGGTAAAAATGATAAGTCATATTTTTTAATAGTATGCCCTTTACTTTCACAAAGGCTAACGTCATTAGGACTAAGTGTTACCCCAACTAAATTTGTGTATTCCCTAGCTTTCATTTCATCTAGGAAATAACCCGGGCCACATCCCAAATCTAAGATTAAAGCATCTTTAGGTAAATTTAATGGGTCAACATAATTTTTTACCATTTCGCCTGTAAGCTGTTTATGGTAACCACTTTCGCCTTCATCATATAGGTGACATTGGTAAAGATAGTCATTATAAAACTTAAGTTTTACTAGGTCTAGGGTGTTATTAATATCAATCATTGAGAACCTTATAATTTATACAAATTACTTATTCTCAATGATGAGTGTTGATTTATTTTCTTTTGTAACCAGCAAAGGGCTTATGTGGGCTTACTTTATTAATAAAGTCCGGTTCTCTTCTGTCATCATCTGTTGCTGATTGAACTGGGGTACCGATAGAAGTATAAGCATGGTGCAACATATCATGCTCTTCTTTAGTGTAAGGAGCAGCCATATTACTTCTACCAACCCAACTTTCTCCAGTTGGTTCATGACTAAATGCTTTTCCATTTGAACTTGCAACTGCCATCATAGCACGATTTAAATCATAAGTTCTATCAGCAGTACCGGCTACTCTATGAATCATGCCCATAACCGATTTTGCATCTGAATGCAATTTACCTTTTTTCTTACCATGCGATCCATCGTCTGCTGTAGCTTCAAATATAAATTCTGTTGCTCTCATCTTGCATATCCTTTAAACGGTTTTATTGGGCTAGGCTTATTTTCAGGTGAAAATTCATACCCAGATGACATTGGCACTGCTTTTTTTCCACCAGGAATATTAATATATCCTAATGCTTTATTTATTATTGATCCATCTTCATACTGTGTTGACACTATAGCATTTTCACTAAAAGGACTTTCCCCTGAAAACTCACCATCATTTCTTTTCTGACCATCCCTAACTTTATCCCAATCACCTTCCTCACTTCTAGCTCTAGCGATAGCGACCCCAAATCTATAAATTTGATAAGGATCTCCTGAAGTTAAATCAGGGATGATGAACAAATTTCTTTCAGTAATGAATTCTTTTGCTCTCACCTTTTGTAACCCTTAAATGGCTTCATTGGGCTAGTTTTGGTAACATCGCTAGTTTCTTCACTTTTGGGTGTACTTACCCTCTTTTTACCTTTCATACCCATAGCTTTAAGTGCATCATCAATGTAAGGCCCTACATCATGGCCATATGATACTACGATTTCGCTTTCACCAAATGGTCCTTCTCTAGACATACTGCTAACACCATCTTGTTTACGTTTTTCAGCGCCTTTTGCACCTGCAATTGCTACTGAAAATCGGTACTGTAGGTAAGGATCTTGATTTGGTAATTCAGGAATTATATAAGTGGCAGGAAGAGCACCTGCTTGAGCAGGTACTAATTTTTCTTGTAAACTCTCAGTAATGAATTCATGTGCTCTCATACTTGCTCTGTAGTTATAAACAATTCATTTTCTGTAGACATGTCAAATCCTTCTACGTAACCATCTAGCTGTAGATTTAGACCAGGAATATCAACACCAATAAAAGTAACCTGAGAAGAGATAAAATGTAGTAAAGTAGCGTTTCCAATAGGATTGACTAGTACACGGACGTTAGAATTGAACACATCCATATCATAATTAGTAATTGCATTTCCATTAATGGTAGTACCATAACCGGTAAATCTTACACTAGCATTATCATTTGTAATCTGTGCTGAAAGCGTAATGTCTTGGCTATCTGATGTTAATGGGTTACTTGATCTAATTTGAAGCATGGCCTGTGTAAAGGTTGCAACAGGAGCAGTATAAATTACTTGATTGGCAGAATTTCCTATAGAATACGCAGTGGACGTACTAAACGTGGTGTTGAATAAACTGGTAAAATTATTGTTTATTTTAGCGAAAGCCGTACGTAACGGATCACCTTGTCCATCGTTAGGAGATGTACCTATATTAATGATTTCTTGTGTAGACATAATTCATAACCTCATAATGTATTTATGAGTTATTTTTGATTTACATCTTCAAATATTTTTTTCTGTTCAGTATACCATTCTTGCCAACCTTCAACTTTGGTTGCACAATTATAGTATGTTACATAGTTTTCTACTACTGTTTTTAACATGTCTGTAATTGCTACCTTATCACTATTTTCTACAGGCTTTAATGGTTCACATTTTTCTGATAATGCTGTGGGGTATGGAGGAAATTTACGCTCTATAGGAACAGGTGTGGCAGCACAGGCTGATAATAGTAATATCAATGGTATTAACTTTTTCATTTCTTCTCTCCCGAAGATTGATTAGTTAAGTTTATAACTTTGTTATGTTGCTCAATAATTTCTTGTGGTACTGGGCAGTTTTCTATATACTTGATAATCTCTTCTTTTTTAACGATTTCTTTATCAATATATTTGATTATATCATCGCCCTTTTGTTTAATTACTTTGGTTTTGTTGACAATCTTTTCTTGTATTTCTACTGTTTTTTCTACAGCTTTAGTTTCAGATACAGCAACTTTGGCTTCAACTTCTTTTACTTTCATCTGCCATAGTCGTTCATTTTCTAACCCGCCTTCTAAGTATAAGGCAAGAGTTAGTACTAATATACTGATAATCTGAATAGGGAGTTTATATTTACCTATGAATGGTATAAACCCTAATACGAACCCTAGTATTACTCCAAAAATACCAACTGACAATAAAACATGTATGGCATAACTAGGTAAAACAGATAATATCCACATGCATATATTTATCTGCCTCAAATAATTTAATCAAATTTTAACTTGAAAAAAGTGTACTTTTCTCTGGGCAATTTAGCGGTAACACAATACCTATAACCAAATGTATCATGATCCAGGTGTCTATGCCAAGTTGGTAGTTCTATAGAATTTTCCATAATCCACTTACCCTTTTCTGTTTGTTGAAATTCCCAAAGGGGTTGAGCGGCATAGATATCAGGATCTTCAGCATCACCTACACTGAAGTAATGTACTTTAGTTTCTATATAGTCTTTCATATTGCCATCTCCGCTTTAATTGGCCCGTGACTATTATATCCTTCTAGGTGAATATCATTCATAGTCATTGTAAAAATGTCTGTTTTTTCTACAGGCAACATTAATGTAGGTAATGGCAATGGTTCGCGGGATAGTTGTTCTTTAACTTGTTCTATATGGTTTTTATAGATATGAGTATCACCGGTGCTAATAACTAATTCACCTACTTTATAGTCACAATGATGAGCAATTAAATGAGTGAGTAGGGCATAACTAGCAATATTAAATGGGAGACCCAAGAAAACATCCACTGACCTCTGATACATGTGACAAGACAATTCACGATTTTTATTTACATAAAATTGACTCATCATATGACAAGGTGGCAATGCCATTTGATCTAGTTCACCTGCATTCCAAGCACTAAGAATATGTCTACGACCATTGGGATCTTCAATCAATCCTTTGATAAGATTTGCCAATTGGTCAACCGATCTTTCTAATACGGTCGAATCGTAATGTGTTTTATCAAGCTTGCCATGCTGTACATAATGCTTAGAAGATTTAATAGTATTAACTTTCCAATCTCGCCATTGTACTCCGTATACTCTTCCTAAATCGCCCTCAAATTTAGCCCGATTTTTCCAATAAGGTGCTAGTGCATTAGGAGTCCAAATAGTAACAGTACCATCTCTAGTACCATGTGTAATTTCGGCCAAACGCCTCTCAGAGGACGAACCTTCAATAAACCACAATAGTTCTCCAACAACCGCCCTCCATGCTAGTTTTTTAGTAGTAATAGCAGGAAATCCTTTTCGCAAATCAAATCGTAGTTGTCTACCAAAGACTGATAGTGTACCTACACCAGTCCTATCATCTTTATCTTCACCGTTCTCTAGTATGTCTTTAAGTAAATCTAGATATATTTGCACATTTATTTCCAATAGTCAGGGTAATCTCGTTCCCAAATTTCATATGCATGGTCACTATGGACCTCTTCATGAGAAATTCTAAACTCGCTATGTAATTTTCTTAAGTCTATAAAAGTATCGCAGGCATATTCAACAAAGGTAGTAGTCAAATGAACTTTAGTAATTTGTTCCCAGCAGGATTTAATCAAATTAGCGCCGCCCATTATCCAAGGATCATGTAAGTACTTAAAGTCATCTAACTTAGTAATTACTTTAATAGAATCAGGTACTTCAAGCGGTCTTGAAGTTATTACTACATTGTACCTATTGGGTAACGGTTTAATTGGAAGACTACCCCAAGTATTACGGCCCATGACTATAGTTTTGTCTTGTGTTAGTCTTTTGAAGCGTAGCAAATCACCTTCGATTTTACTCCAAGGTAATTTGTTTTTGTAACCTATGCCACCTTTTGGATCACAAGCCACAATCAAATTCATAGGCCGTTAAGTAATCTATCAGTTTCAGGTTGAACTGTATCGGCAATACTTTGAACATTCAGAATAAATTCTACGCTGGTTACCAAATCATCTAATTCAGTTAATCTTTTATTAACCAAATCTTCTACTTGTTCTGGTTCTAAACCTTGATTTAAAAATTTCTCAATATTCAGAGTTTGCTGTTTCTTCCCTATTAACTTAATTACTACTTTTTTAATAAAACCAATAGGGATTTTTTGTTTTTCTACATCTTCAAGGATGTGTTCCCATTTTTCAATAAATTCAGGTGACATTATGCAACCACTTTAGCTCTTGATTTCTTTACTTTTGGTGCCGGGGTCTCTACCACAATCGATGCTTCCCCAGTAGGTGATACATTAGGATCAAGTGACCTTGCTTCTGCCTTTAAACGTTTTGCTTCAGTCATAAGGCCTTGTGCTTCACTTTCCATCTTAATTGCTTGATCCAATCGCTGTTTAGCTAATTGTTGATCACCTAATGCATCACCGCTTGGTTGAACAGGTGGATTTTGTGGTCCGCGCATCTTTCTGATAACTTCAGACTTGGTTTGCATTCCCATGCTCTTATCCATTTCAGCTAATCGTTTTACAGCCTCTTCACCCTGTTGCATTTCATCTAAAATCTTATTCAATTCATCTAGTCTAATCTGAGTATTAGGTTGAGGAGTCATTACAATTTGAGCAGTTTGAACCTTTTTCAATTGTCCTTCAAGGTGAAGAGTTTGCAAAATAGGTTTACCATCTTTGGTATAGGTACGATGTAATGCATCAGCTAAATTTTGACTATTCTGTCCAATATCACTTTCAATACATTTAATAAGTGGATCATGAATATGCATATTCAACGTTTCTGTATATGTGACTAAACACATATGTGATTCACCGGGTACTTCGCGGAAGATTACTGCAACCTTACGATCACCATGTTTTCCAACATGTCTTAAAAAACTCATATCATATTCTCCTTGATTATGTGATTATTTAATTGATTTTTACTGTACAGTAAAAATTTATCAAGACCAAGCCAACTCATAAAGAATTGCTTCTTTAGGGTCTTCAAATGCAGGAACAAATTTCTTATTTCTTGTTATATAATCACTAGCTTCAATTAATGCGAACCTACCTCGAAGGTTATTAAGAATCCAAAATTTAGATTCTTCGGTAACATGGGTACTAGTCGTAACGAAATGTGGAGGTTTGAAAGAAACTTCCCTAGTACTAAACCAAGTTGTAAAATCAATATCCGTCATTGAGTTAGTGTGGCTAGCATTTTATATTTTTCATACGCATCTAGTACTGCGGGTGAAGAGTTTGTATTGGTTGGCACTACTTCTAACCAAAGGTCTTGAAAAGCAAAGGTAATAGGTAAATACTGACCATCTGAATACAGCCTGGGTTGGTGAATCCTACCTGAATTATAAAGTTTACCAGCTAAGTCTGAGACAGTTTCAAAATCAAATCTTGAGAAGTCGTACCTTTGAGAATTCCTAGCGTACTGATTACCTTCGTCATAATACAACTTAATTACCCCAACATACTGCTCATAGGTTTCACACTTAGTCCTAGTAATAATCATCAAAACTTGGTCCTCAGACACTTCGCCCCTTAGGATACTTTGTAAGCAACCGCCCAAACTAGTACCAATATATATCATAGTGAATTTTCTTTTTTGATAAGGTTATAAACTACTAACAACCTATCTAATACATCATTTAATGATGGATTTGTTTTTGCTAATTCTCTTATATCTTTCCAAACTTCGGCTTGCTCTTGTTCATTGATACGAGACCAAGCCTTTTCACTCATTGATATTAACACTCTTTCTGTAGATCCCGCTTTCCTAGCATATATAGTTTCCCCCTTATCGGGGGATTCATATATCAAATCAATCCTCAGTATAAATTGCGAATGTACCGAACGGGGGATTTGGATCCTTGTCACCGTGAATGATCCATGTAGTATCACAGTAGTCAGGGTCTCCCCAGCTACCACCAGGGTAGCCATCTGTGAACACAATCAAACGCTTGGGTACAATTGCGTTTTCTTTAAGATAACTAAAGATACAATCAAAATCAGTGCCACCTCCACCAACTGGTTCATATGAATCAATTGTATCCAAGTTTTCGCTAGTAAAGTCCTGTGGGTTATAAGTTTCTGTATCAAAACAGAATACATGCACTCGGTATCCATCAAATGCATCCATCATACCGGCAATCTCACCCAAGAATGCCTGAGCTTGTTTAT